CCAAAATGTATCGTAGCCAGTAAATTCATCATAAAATAAAGTGAGTTCGTATTCGTTGCCCTCATACTCAAAGTAGATATACCGCTTCCACCCTGTTTCCTCGTGCTCTTTACCCTTGATTACTATCTGCTTCTCCAAGTGTTGTTTGATCTTACTCATACTGATACCTCCTCCTCATCAAACTGGGATACTAAAGTTTCAAATCCAGCATTAGGATTTATATGGTTAGTAGATACAGCGTCAATAAATCTTAATGAGCAAGAGTCTTCGTACCACTCTTGAACCAAATCAAACATCTCATCACTAGACATTTGGTCGGCAGTAATTAGTGGGTCGTATCCATAACCACGCATTAAGTCCACCTGCTCACTATCCATAAGGATATAAATCTTGTGGCAGGTATCCCAAGCAATAGCTTTGGCGTTATTGATACGATCATAAACTAGATCAGGATTTTTCATACCTCTATCTCCTCTCCCTCTACATAACCTTCGGCTAGTAGCCCTTCAAAGAAGTTCCATATTTCAAGTAGTCCTTCTCTCTCCTGCTCGTTGGCTTTACTTAAAGCTATATTAAGTGCGCCACCGAACTCCTGTATATCTTTATACTTATATCCAAGCATTACTCTCTCCTATTCATAACTAAGCGAGCTATTTGCTCGCCCTCTCCTACTATTGGTTAGTAGAATACCACCGCTACACTCCCCTAGACAAGGAGTGAAGCGATAGTTCGCCACTAAATTATTGATTACAGCTATTACACCGCCACCCTCTAACTCTGTATCGGTGTTGCTTTGTATCCTTATTGCAATAGATACAGAATTGTATATCCACAGTAGGCTGACCTGCTTGGTCGGTATAACTACTCATAGCTCTCTCCTTCTATCTAATCAATCTGACTAGATAACATAAGTATAACATTCGCATATTTTAGATTTTAGTTTTTAACTAATCTCCAAACAGCGACACTCCCGATAATTAACTATACTTGACAGTATAAAATACTGACTTTAGATAATTAAATAACTTTACTTGCTGAGTTAGCTACCTCCAGTATTGCGCCTAACTGCTCGCCAATTAGATCATCATCATCTAAATACTCGGCTTCGCCCTTCTCTTTATCCCAGCCAACATAACCCACACTCCAGCTCTCGCTCTCTTCGTTCCAAACTGTGCCGTCTGAGTAGCGTAGCTCTTCGCTATCTGTATCCCACTCCCAGCCCCCCTCTTTACTGTATTTAATAATAAAGTGGTGCTCAATCATCTTGCGCCCTCTCTCTCAGAGGGACACCACGCCCCTAGATTTAATCTGCCACATTTAGGGCAGTTCCAAAACTTGTTTTTAAGTAAGTCGGTTTCGCTCATAGCCCACACTCCAATATTGTGCCGATACATAATCCGCCATCATTAAACCAAATTCGGGTGGCGATTAGATAAATTAGAGTGAATAAAGCTAAGGCAAACCCAATTCTTACCAGCCTTCTTACTCTGTAATAGGTAGGAGATCTCATTATGCGTCCACCAATTCACTTAATAGACTTTCAGCAATCTCATACCAATTCACTCTATAAAGTGAGCCGATATCCGAAGACATCATTATCAATTGTTTACGCTGTTCAGCAGAGGCGGTGAATACCTGTTCCATATCTAATAATTCGGTAATCCACTCCTCTAAAGCGTCCGCCAGCCCTCTCTTATCCTCATTACCATAACCGCTAGTCATATCTTTTACATAATAATAAAGCCCTTGGTCATTATCAATCCACAACTTAGTAGCCCAAGTTTCACGATTAGACCAGCCGTTGTACTCTTGTATTTCCATTTGCCTTCCTTCTCTCTCTTGTTTGTTGATATCTGTTTAAGGATATCCCTGCCTCTCCCCCATATGGTATCAGGAGAAAGGCAAGGACACCATTAAGCCTGAGCTTTTTCTTCCGCTACCTCACATTCCCAAACATTCATTAGATCTCCCCTGCTATCTCTCACCCACCGATTACCGCACCCGTGTTCGTCTTTGATGTCGCTTGGCTTGCGATTATCGGGTGTTATCTCCTCACCTTTCTCACGATAATACCCGTGCCATATTCTTTGATTTAGTTTCATTATCTAACCTCCTCAATCACTACCGCCTGAGCGTCCTTCAGGGCGCAGTAATTCTTAGCCTCTCCCACAGTTTTGAAGATTAAGCCCTGAAATTGGACATCTTGCCCGAAACCATAATAGCCCGCTACAAAATGAAAAGCGGCCTCCTGCTTTACCCAATAAAAGAGATGAGCCTTAGCCGTCCCGTTTATGGATTTGTAGATGCGTCCTCTCCTGATGTGCCATTTCATTTGATCGCCTTCCTTCTCACTCTCTTTCAATTTTTTAGGAGAGTGCCACCGCCCACCCGTAGCAGGTGGGCGATAGCCCGCCACTAAATTGTTTTAGTGTTTTCTTCTTGGTAGCAGTTGTCGCACTCATTACCGCAGCAAGGGCAGCCAAACTCGTAATCGTGATCGCAGCATTTAGGATCGTAGTGGGTGATGTCTTCCTCACTAGCGCAATAATGCCCGTCCCAAGTGCCAAGATCTATTCCAATCTCCTCACCCAAGCCGTCTTTCTTTATTGCCTCAAGGCTTAATTCAAGGCGGGCGATTTCAAGTGCCACTCCTTCCCAACTAGCCCCGCCATTTTCAAACTCTTTCTGAATATCTTGCGCCCTGCTTTTTAGGGTTTCGTTAGTGATTGAGTATTTCATTAGAAATTCACCTCACAAGCGGTAAAAAATCGGGAGGCATCAAAGCGGGGATTGTCTTTTGCTAATTCTCCCGACATCATTTGGCAAAGGGCAGAATATTCTGCCCAGCCTTTTTTGTCGCTTAGATCTATTCCCTTGCTAAAACTAGCAAGAACATCTGCTATTAGTTGGTAGTCTTTTCTTGTCATTTTTTTGTTCTCCTCGTAGGCTCTTTGTGGGCTGGTTTGCCCAACAAGTAAACAATAGCACAGCCTCCCCCATTTCCTAGCATTTGAAGATGAACAACAGGTGAACAAATTAACGGGGTAAACCTCAACTAAAGGTTGAGGGTTTGGCAACTGTAAACCTCAGGTAAAGGGTTAGGGTTTGCGGGCTGGGCTGAATTGCTGGCGGGCTGGCAAGGGGTCAGGGCTGGCAAGGGCTGGCAGAATTGGGGAAGATGTTTAATTAAAACCCTGCCGATAGATAAGCAAGCCCCCGCATCTTTACCAATACGGGCGCACCTGCCTTTAATCCCTAACCAACGGCAAACCAAACACCGCCAACACCAGCACAAACCAACCCCCCTGTGCTTAAATCTGCGCGGCGTATATATGTACTCCCACAATAAAAATATTTGCTAAAGTGAAGCTAGCTGGATATAGCCCGATATGTCCGTTTTGATATACTTTGTAAGTGAGGTGTATCACATTTATAAAGATTTATTACCAGAAAACGGGAAATGAAGTTAATTTCCCGCCTTATATATAGTAGGGGAGTAAAACGGGGAGTGCTAAGTTTTACGACCACATCGCTTCGGTAAACCTACGCGATGCCCCCTAAGGGCTGAGCGAGGTTTTACCCCTCAGTCGCTGTAGCTCCTTCGGGAGTTACCAGACAACATACGCAAGCGGCAGGTGTAGTGTAATATTATCTCCAGTATAATATTCTGGGCCTAGTAAAATTAAAAGAATTTACTCTCGGCGCTTATCCACAGGTTTATCCACAAGGAGATTAATGGCTGAGAACTCAGCAGATATCGGCAAGCGGATTATTCTTACCTCCGTAGCTGAAGGTATGACAATAGAGCAAGCCTGTGCCTCCGCCGGTAAATCCATTAAGACTTATGAGTACTACCGCAGGACAGACAAGATATTCTCAGACAAGGTGGATAGAACCCGCCTAGGTCTAAGGGATAAGAACTTCGCACTAGGTGATGTAAATGAGATTACCTTCTCCCAGTTCAGGGATCGCTTCTTACATAATAAGACCTTCCCCCATCAACAAAATTTAGTAGATATGATTGAGGTTGGGCAACCCTCTTGGTTGCACCCCTCTATGAAGTATGAAAAAGGATTAGCTAATAACCGCATACTTCTAAACATTCCACCCAACCACGCCAAGTCAATGACTATTACAATTGACTACGTCACCTGGCAGGTTTGTAAGAACCCAAACTTTAGAGTCTTAATAGTTTCCCAGACTCAAAGACTAGCCGCAGACTTTTTATACGCTATAAAACAAAGACTTACCCATCCGCAGTATGAGGCCTTACAGTCAGCTTACGCTGCTGGTATCGGCTTTAAATCTAAGAGCGCCTCCTGGCAAGCAACTCGCGTTACCTTCGGTGATGAATTGCGTGAATCTGGTGAGAAGGATCCCAATATAGAAGCAGTTGGTATTGGCGGTCAGATCTACGGTAAACGAGCAGATATGATTATAGTAGACGATGCTGTAACTCTATCCAATGCTAATGACTTTGAGCGACAGATCAAGTGGTTAACCCAAGATGTTAGATCTCGTCTTAACCCCACAGGTAAACTTATCATCATAGGTACCCGTGTTGCCTCAGTTGATTTATATAAAGAACTACGCAACAACGATAGATATCCTGGTGGCCTAGTACCTTGGTCCTACCTAGCAATGCCAGCTCTACTTACAGTAGATGATGATCCCGATAAGTGGGAAACCTTATGGCCTGCATCCGATCAACCCTTTGATGGTCAGGAAGAAACTGAGAAGGATCCAGTAACTAATCTTTATCCTAGATGGAATGGGCGTAACCTATATAACGAACGCCAATCTATGGATGCTTCCACTTGGGCTTTGATTTACCAGCAACAAGACATATCAGATGATGCAGCCTTTGACCCAGTCTGTGTTCGTGGATCTATTGATGGTATGCGTAAGGCAGGTAGACTAACCGCAGGCCATCCTGGACACCCAAGAGATTTAAATGGCTTTACCTATATCTGTGGTCTTGATCCTGCAATGGTAGGAGATACCGCAGCAGTCTGTTATGCAATTGATAGAGCTAGTAACAAACGCTATATCGTAGATGCTATTAAGATTACGCGGCCTAGCCCTGCTGCTATTAGAAATTTAATATTTGACTGGACATCCTTGTATGGTCCTAGTGAGTGGATAGTAGAGAAGAACGCATTTCAGTCTTTCTTAACACAAGATGAAGGTATCAAGATGCACTTAGCATCTAAAGGTGTACAGTTTAAAGAGCACCATACCGGTAATAATAAATGGGATGCAGGTTTCGGTGTTGCATCTATGGCTACCTTATTTGGTACTAAGCAATTTGATGGTAAGCACCATAGGGATAACCTAATACATTTACCTTCAGATCAAACTGAAAACATTAAGGCTCTAATAGAGCAGTTAATTACTTGGTCTCCTACGACTAAGGGTAAGACAGATATGGTAATGGCTCTTTGGTTCTGTGAGATCAGAGCAAGAGAGATGCTCAACTATGGTAAGTACCAGACTCACCATCTTAAAAATCCATTCCTATCAAAGTATGAACAAAGCAAGAGAACAGTCGTCAACCTAGATGAACTGTTTGCAGAAAAAGAACGTACATTCATCTAAGGAGAAAAAACAAATGGCAAAACCAAAAGATAAGAAATCAATGATTCAAGATATTACAAATCGTTACCGAGTAACTGCTCGTGAAGCTCGCGATATTGTAACCGCAGTTGGAACACTTGGTCGTACTGTAGTTGATAGAAATATAGTACCAGGAGGTTCTAAAAACAGTTTAGCTGGAAAAAATATGGATTCAGGCGTTCAAAATAGAAAAGATAAAATAGAGGCAGCAACAAGAAACCTTGTAAAACAAACAAGAGAAACTGGCAAGGCAGCAACTACAGGTAAAAAAGGAACATCCTCTGCTAAGGTTGAAACAGACTTCCGTGATAGATATGGAAACCCACGAGGCGGTAGATATGAACCTGCTAAGAAGCGTACTAAGTAATAACTAATTTTAGTAAGGAAAATAATTGTTATCAACTAAAGAGGTAGTCTCAAAGATAGATCGGTTGAAGAACCGCTATGCAGCCAGAGACCAGCGTATGCGCGATGTTCTTTCTGTGCGCCAAGGTGATATATCAAAAGTATATCCAGCGATGTTCTCGGAGGATTACCCAAAGCCTTTAGTTGCAAACTTTGTAGATGTAGCAGCTCGTGATCTAGCAGAGGTAATGGCACCACTGCCATCCTTTAACTGTGCAGCAACCAATATGGTATCTGATACCCAACGCCGTGCTGCTGATACTAGAACTCGTATTGCAAATTATTATATTGCATCATCTGATCTACAGATCCAGATGTATACCGGTGCTGATTACTTTAATACCTACGGTCTATTGCCAGCAATGATTGAAATGGATTATGAGACAAACAATCCTCGTATCCGTTTACTAAATCCTTTTGGTGTATACCCTGAGGTAGACCGCTTTGGTCGTTGCTTATCTATATCACAGATCATTGCATCCGATGCTGAGAGTATCGCATCCCAATATCCTGAGTATTACGATCAGATAGTTGGAAAGACAGTTTATTCTTACGCTTCCCCTTACCTATCTATCGTTAGATACCACGATAAAGATCAAGACTTAATTTTTATACCAGAACGTAATAACTTAGTTCTATCTAATACGCCTAACCCAGTCGGTAAGTGTTTAGCAAGAGTTGCACTTCGTTCATCTTTAGATGGAGAAGCTCGTGGACAATTTGATGATGTTCTATCCGTTCAGTTAGCCCGTGCTCGTTTTGCAGTATTGCAGATCCAAGCAGCAGAGAAATCTATTCAAGCACCTATTGCTATTCCACAAGATGTTCAGGAGTTAGCACTAGGACCTGATGCAATTATGAGGTCTGCTAATCCACAAGGTATTCGTAGAGTTCCACTAGAACTACCAGCAGGAGTATTTACAGAGTCAGGTGTACTAGAGCGTGAGTTAAGATTAGGTTCTCGCTACCCTGAATCTCGTTCAGGTAATATTGATGCCTCTGTTGTTACAGGTCGTGGAGTTCAAGCATTACAAGCTGGCTTTGATACACAAGTTAAAGCAGCAC